TTGGGGGACACCTGCCGGCACAGGAGAAAGCGAAACGGGAGGCAGCGGTCGAAAGGCGGTGCCTCTTTTGCGTTTCAAATCTGCGAGGAGGTCAAGGAAATGGCGTTTTTTATGGACCCAGGGGCGATGTTCCTTGGCTGCCTGAACGGCGTGGAGCAGAAGTTCTTGATGGAACTGATAAAGACCGCTCGGCAGTCCGGGTACACGAGGTTCGTAGAGCCATGCGCTGGCACCTTCGCTATGGCGAATCTGGCAATCCAGGCCGGCTTCAAGCCTGAGCAGATCGAGACGAGCGATGTGAACATGATGACCTCGGTGATGGGCTTTGCGATTACCGGCCAGTCCCTCGCTCCGCTTGAGATCCACGCCCAGGGCTTCACCGATGAGGAGCTGCTCGACCCCGCCGTGGCGCTGTATGCCCAAATCTATCTGCGAACGTCGAAGAACGCGGGGAACGAGTATTTTCACAACATACTCCGAGACCTGCGTGTCAGGAGAGAAGAGCACGTCGAGAGCATCCGCCGCCAGCTTGAGGTCACGAGGAATCTGCTGGGAGGCATGAGCTACCGGCCCCTGGATATGTGGGACCACATCCGGGAGGTCATGGACGACCCGCACACGATCATTGTGGCCAACCCGCCGACGTACTTTGCCGGGTATGAGAAGTTCTACGACACCCAGGGGAAGATGACCTGGAAGGAGCCGCCCTACGGCATGTTCGACCCGGAGACCGGCCACCAGCAGCTCTACGATCTGATGATGGACGCCCCGGCTCTGCTGCTGTGCTACCAGGAGAAGAAGGTGGGCGAGGCCGTTGGCTACACGATCTTTGCCCGGTCCGGCACCAGGGCGGACCTGAACAGCTACATCACCACCAACCGAGAGGAAGAGGCTGTCGCCCTGGCCAAGGGCAAGAAGATCAAGCGGCCCACCGAGGGCAAGCTGGAGCCGCTGAAGTGCAGTATGCTCCCGCTTGACTATGAGATCACGGAGGACAGCGACATCAAGGTTATCCCGATTGCCGGCGCCAATGCGCAGTATTACCGGATGCTCTGGACGCACAACTTCGTGGGCTCCCAGGCGACCTACAACCGGGCCCTGCTGATTGACGGCCTTGTGGCTGCCGTGTTCGGCATCTCGAAGATGGCGGCTGATTCCATCTTCGTGTGGTATGTGATGAAGGCTCCGCACGAGAAGTACCGCCTCGGCCGGCTGTGCTACATGCTGGCCCAGAATAAGTCCTTCGTGGACACCCTGCTTGACGAGATCGACCGGGAGAAGGTGGTCAAAATGCGGACGGCCATGCTGACCAGGTATGCCGAGAACAAAGAGGTGCGCGGCATTATGAAACTGGTGAACCGCCAGCAGGACGCCCAGAACGGGTACAAGTTGACGTATGAGGCCCCTCTTGTTAGGGATAGGGACGAGAAGGGCGCACTTGCCGAATGGCTTAGGAGGGAAAAGAAATGGCAGGAGAGCAGAGCACAGCGACAGGCGTGAGCTACGAGAAGATATACGACATGGGCACCGGGCTCATCATCGCCAAGGTGCCGGTGGATAAGGTCCGGGAGCAGGACATCAACGCCCGGATCATGAAGAAAGAGATGCAGGACCAGTTGACCGCCAACATCAAGAACCGGGGTCAGCTTGAGAGCCTGCCTCTGCTGGTGGAGAAGGATGGGGTTCTGGAGATCATATCCGGCCACCACCGGATCAAGAGCGCCAGAGCTGCCGGACTGAAGGAGATAGTGGCCATCATTGACGTGAGCGGCCTGTCTCGGAGCAAGATCGCCTCGAAGCAGTTGGCCCACAACGCCATCAGCGGCTTCGATGACCCGTCCGTCCTGCGGGAGATCTGCAAGATGCTGGACGATGTGGATGATATGCTGGAGAGCTTCATCGGCAAGGACATCCTGGAGGAGCCACTGGAGCAGTACAACAAACTGATGTCCCCTGCGGTGCAGTTCGACTTCAAGAATATCACGTTCACGTTCCTGCCCCATCAGGTGAAGGACATGGACGCCCTGGTCAAGAGCCTGGAGTCCTCTGCCTCCGAGATTATCGGCGTGGCTCCGTATGAGCTGTGCAAGCGGTTCATCGAGACGCTGGCCCGCTATCAGAAGTTCTCGGACATCCGCAACGTCGGCGCTGCTGTCCACTCCATGATCGAGAGCGTCACCGAGAAGATGGACGAGGTGGGCTTCAATGAGGAAGAGGACTGGACGTACCTGACGAAGCTGTTTGGCAGCAACGCCATTCCGGCGGAATCTGCGGAGACCATCACAAAGGCCATCAAGAAAGCTGAGAAGGAAGGAGCCATCACCAGCAAGAACCGCTGGCAGTTGATCGAGATGATGGCCGTGAGCTACCTGAAAGGAAAGTGAGTGATGTGATATGCCAGCCCTCAGCAAGTACAACCCGGAGTACCACGACGATTGGGCCTGGTCGCTGGCAATCAAGGGAGCCACGAACGAGGAGATCGCCGAAGCCTTCGGCATCTCCACCAGGACGTTCATACGGTGGCGTCAGGAGCACGAAAGCCTTGAAGAGGCCGTCATCAGAGGCAAGGACATAGCCGACGCCAAGGTCGAGAAATCGCTTTACCAAAGAGCGGTAGGCTACACGGTCACAGACACGGAGAAGACGGTTGACATGGACAAGGATGGCAACCCGAAGCCCGTGAGGATCAAGAACATAACGAAGAACATCGTCCCGGACACGATGGCCATTATGTACTGGCTGAACAACCGGAAGCGAGGCCACTGGTCGCAGCGTCAGGAGGTCGCCCTCTCCGCCGGCGATAACTCCGAGGACGTGGTGATCTATCTCCCTGCGAACGGGCGGGACGAAGATGAAGGCGAGAAACCCCAGTCCTGAGAAGAAAGTCCGTGTGCTGAGGCCGCAGTTCGGACCACAGGAAGCGTTCCTGGCGTCCCCTGCGGACATAGTTATTTATGGCGGTGCCGCTGGCGGTGGAAAGACCTACGGCCTGCTGCTGTCAGCGTTGAGATATAAGAACGTCCAAGGCTTCGGCTGCACGATTTTCAGAAAGAACTACCGGCAGATATTCTCCCAAGGCGGCCTCTGGGACGAGGCTCAGAAGATGTTCCAGGGCATCAGGGGGGCACAGCGGAAGATCTCAGATGGAAGCTGGACCTTCAACGACGCCAACGGGAACCCCATGGGCAAGGTGTCCTTTGCCCATATTGAGCGAGAGGAAGAGCTGGAGAACTGGCAGGGCGCCCAGATATGCGAGATCGGCTTCGACGAGCTGACCCATTTCTCGGAAGAGATGTTTTTCTACATGCTCTCCCGTAACCGCTCGATGTGTGGCGTGAAGCCGTTCGTCCGGGCGACCTGCAACCCGGACGCCGACTCCTGGGTGGCAAAGTTCATCTCTTGGTGGATTGACCAGGACAGCGGCTACCCCATCCCAGAGAGATCCGGCGTTATCCGATGGATGATGCGGAGAGATGAGGTCATCCATTGGGCGGACACGAAGCAGGAGTTGATCGAGGAGTTCAACCTCACGACCGATGAGGAGCTCATGGAGCCGAAGTCCGTGACTTTCATCATGTCGTCGGTCTACGACAACAAAGAGCTGCTGAAGGTCGACCCCGGATACCTGGCCAACCTGAAGGCCCTGTCGCTGATCCAGCGCGAGCGGCTGCTCAAGGGCAACTGGAAGATCAGGGCGAGTGCCGGCCTCTACTTCAAGAGGACGCAGGTTGGCGAGATTATGACCATCCTGCCGCAAGACGTGGTCCGATGGGTCCGCTGCTGGGACCTTGCTGCCTCCGAGAAGACGGACAAGGGCGATCCAGCCTACACGGCCGGCGTTCTCATGGGAAAGCGGAAGAACGGGCGGTACATCATCGCAGATGTAATCAACAAGCAGATGGCCGCCTCGGACGTACGCAAGACCATAAAGCTGACCGCTCAGGCCGACCGGGCCGCCTACAAGCGAGTCAGAATCCGGCTGCCCCAGGACCCCGGCCAAGCAGGAAAAGAGCAGGCACAGTCCTACATCAAGTTCCTGTCCGGCTTCGACGTGACAACGGTTCTGGAAAGCGGGAGCAAGGAGTCCAGGGCCGAGCCAATGGCCGCTCAGTGGCAGGGGGGTAACTTTGACATTATGTACGGCGAGTGGAATGAGCCGTTCCTCATGCAGTTGGAGAACTTCCCGGACGGAAAGTTCAAGGACATGGTGGACGCGGCGGCCAACGCCTTTGCGGAGATTGAGATTAAGTCGGCGTTTAACGTCGGCAACCTGATTTGACACTACCGGAAAGAGGTGAGAATGGCATGGACGACAAGCGCAGAGAGCAGGCGGACCGCATCGCCAGGTACAACCGCCTGATCGAAAGGCAAGCCGGAAAGGCTGTGCGTCCCTTCCGTACCGACGGCTATGTAAATTTGCTGAACAGGTACGGGACCCAGAAGGACACCACGGAGCGGTATGAGTTTCAGGCTGAGCCGATGGTCCCGGACGATCTGCTGACCATGTACTACGAGAATAACGGCCTGTTCGCCAAGATTATTGACGCCCCGGCGGAGGAAGCCATCAAGCACGGGTTCCACCTGGAGGGAATCAAGGACCAGGAGATCGAGGATTTCTGCTATGAGGCCCTTGACGAGCTCGATTGGGAAGAGACTGCCATGACCGCCCTGAAGTGGATGAGGCTGTTCGGCGGGTCCATCGCCGTCATGCTCATAAACGATGGGCGCGGCCTTGATGAGCCGCTCGACTGGCGGAACATCCGGTCTATCGACGACATCCGGGTTTACGACCGGTCGTTGATTCAGCCGGATCAGAGCAGCATGTTCTCATACGACCCGCAGAACCCGTTCCGTACAAGAGGTTCCCGCCTCGGGATGCCAGAGTATTACTACATCAGCAGCCGGTACGGGAACTTCACAGTCCACGACAGCCGGTGTCTGGTGTTCCAGAATGGCATCCTGCCAGAGAATACGTCCAACTCCGTCTACCAGCTCTGGGGTGTCCCGGAGTACATCCGCATAAAGAGGGCAATCCGAGATGCAGAGATCGCTCACGGGAGCGCCACAAAGTTGCTGGACCGCTCTGTTCAGGCGGTCTACAAGATGAAGGACTTGGCGGCCGAGATGGCCACCGAGGAAGGCGAGGACCGTGTCCTTCGTCGGCTCCAGACCATTGACCTGGCCCGTGGCCTGCTGAACAGCATTACCATTGACAGCGAGGGCGAGGATTACGACTTCCGGCAGTTCCAGTTTGCCGGCGTGTCGGATGTCATCGACTCGACCTGCAATTTCCTGTCGGCGCTGACATCCATCCCCCAGACGATATTGTTTGGGCGGTCTCCGGCTGGTATGAACGCAACCGGTGAGTCCGATCTGGAGAACTGGTACAACTTCCTGGAACGCATCCAGAGGCGCATGGTGAAGAAGAATCTGCGTTACCTGCTGTCCGTGATTTTCCAGGCTGGCGTGGCCACGGGTGAGGTCGACGAGGTGCCGAAGATCAAGGTGTGTTTCAACCCCTTGTGGTCTCTCAGCGAAATGGAGCAGGCCGACCTCGATCAGAAGAAGGCCCAGACCCAGCAGATTAAAGCCCAGACCGCCGCCGCCTACATCGACAAGCAGGTCATTGACCCCTCCGAGGTCAGGAAAAAGCTGGCCGACAGCGAGGAGTTTGACGTTGAGAACATGCTCGACGAGTATGACGATGAGGACCTGTTCGCCGGGATGGAGAGCCAAGAAGGCATCATGGTCCCCGGCGCAGATCCGCAGGGCGTTCCGCCCGGTGCCCGTCAGGCCGGCGGTCAGGTTCCGCCTGAAGCTGGTGGGAAGCTCCCGGAGAGTGGCAGCTTTGCCGAGTGCGGCCAGGGCGTCAGCGTAGAGGAGCACAACGGAGGCCCGGAGGAAAA